TATTTATAATGAAAATAACAATAATTTTTCATGCAAGAAAATAACAAATTAGTACAAGAGGCACTTATTCAAATGAAACAAGTTGAAGAAGCTATAGCCGAAAATGCAAAAGGAATACTTGCTTCAACTATGAAGGAAGAAATCAATCAGTTAGTAAAAGAATCTCTTTCTGAACAAGAAGAAGATGAGGTTGAATTAGATGTTGACATGGATGATGAAATGGACTCTGACGAAGAGGAAATGGATTTTGATATGGATACTGATAATGAAGATGAGGATGAAATGGACATGGATTTTGACATGGACATGGATTCTGACGAAAGTCCAATTGATTTAACAGGAGCTTCTGATGAAGAAATTCTTAGAGTATTTAAAGCTATGGGTGAAGAAGATGGAATTATCGTTCAAAAGGACGGTGAGGATATTCATTTAACTGATAACGATAATGACTCAGAATACATTGTTAAACTTGGTGAGTCTGAAGATGAAGATGAATTGTTAGACGAAGAGGATGACATGGAATTTGATTTTGAAGAATTAGGTGAAATGGATGACCAAACTACAGATGACGTACTTGATGCGATTTTTGCGGATGGTGATGCTGATGACATCGAATTAGACCAAGACGAAGAAGAAGTTATGTTTGAAATTGAATTTGAAGACGATGAAGAAGAAGAATTTATCGACGAAGAAGAAGATGATGACATGATGGACGAACAATACGACGACGAAGAGGACGAAGACGACGACATGATGGACGAACAATATGACGACGAAGAGGACTTAGAAGAATCTTACAACCAAAGAAGAACTGTTAGAGAATCAAAATCAACAATTAAACCTAAAGGTGTTGGAATTGGTAAGGGACCTAAATTTACTTACAAAGATAAAGCCGATGGCGGATTCGATGAAAATAAAAAAGAAGGTCCAAAATCTGTAGGTACAGGTAAAGCTAAATTCGATTACAAGAAAGGTGCAAATATGGAAGGAAAATCCAAAGTTGTTAAGGCAGAAACAAAAGAAGGTGATTACGGAATGAATAAGGGTGAGAAATCTAAAACCATGAAAGGTAAAGAAGATTACACTACTAAAAAAGGTGACACTTTAAAAAGAAAGGCTTTTGAAAAAGAAGAAACAAAAGAGGCTGCTAGAACATACGGAATGGGTTCCAAAGAAGGTAGAGGACTTAGAAAAGGGATTACTAATAACAGAAATTATGTTTACGGTAAAAATGGAGTAAAAGTAGAATCTACTCAAGAGGTAACTATGTTGAGAGAAAAAAATGAAGAATACAGAAAAGCGTTAAATGTTTTCAGAGAAAAACTTAACGAAGTTGCAATCTTCAATTCAAACTTGGCATATGCAACTAGATTGTTTACTGAACATTCGACTACTAAAAAAGAGAAAATTAATATCTTAAGAAGATTTGACGATGTTGAAACTTTAAAAGAATCTAAAAATCTTTATCAGTCAATCAAAGGTGAATTATCTAAACCGGAAATTAAAAAATCAATTAGTGAATCAGTGGAGAACAAACTTCAAAAAACTGTATCTACAGGTTCATCGACTACTTTAATTGAATCAAAAACTTACGAAAATCCGCAATTCATGAGAATGAAAGATTTGATGAGTAAATTAGGGTAATCAAAAATAAATAAATAAAAATTAAAAACCAAATATTTTAAAATGGGAGCATTATTAGAATCAGGATTAGTTGGTAACATCGGGTTAAAACACCTTAAAGTTATCAAAGAAGACACAATCAACAAATGGGACAAATTAGGATTCTTAGAGGGTCTTAAAGGTCACATGAGAGAAAACGTTGCACAATTATATGAAAACCAAGCATCGTATTTAATTAACGAAGCATCATCTACATCTGATACAGGTGCATTTGAAACAGTGGTTTTCCCAATTGTTAGAAGAGTATTCTCTAAATTATTATCTAACGACATCGTTTCTGTACAAGCTATGAACTTACCAATCGGTAAATTATTCTACTTCGTACCAAACATCCAATCGTATACTGAAGATTCAACATCTACTAATGGTATTCACCGTAAACCTTACGGAGCACCTGGGTATGACAACGCAATTGACGGACCTGATGGACCAGGAAGTGGTTACGACTACAACAACACTAAAGACCTTTACGATAGATTCTATGAAGGTAACGAACCAGCTTTAGACCCACCAGGTTTATATGACTATTCAAAAGGACAATTCTCTGCTGTTACTCATTTAAGTACTAATGGAACTAAAGTTGTTACTGTTGCTTGGGCTGGTGATTCATTAGTACCTTCTTCGTATTCAACTAGTGACTATAGAAAAGTATTAATCGTTATGTCAGGTTTTGCATCTAATGGAGCGGGTAAATTAATCGGTCCTGATGGTCAACCAATGGACAATGAATCTTTCTTAGCTGATTTAACTATTAAAGGTGTTGGAACTAACTGGTATACATCTGCAAATACAACTAACCCTTACTTATTTAGAGTTGTTACTCAAAGATATGGTAAAGGTATTGTTGAGTACGGAAACAACAACTCTACATTATTATTCCCTGAAAGTAAAACAGGTGGTGGTCAATATGACAACTTATGTGATGCTGAAGGAAAAATCTATTTAGAGGTTGATTTACAAGTACCAGTATGTATTACTTGTGGTGGTTCAATGGACGGTTACACAGGTTCAACATTCTCAAGTAACACAGAAAATAACAACGCATTCGTTGCTAGTTATAGAATCTACAAAAACTTAGAGTTTGAAGATAGAATTGGTGAGGTTTCTTTTGACTTAATGTCAGTAACTGTTTCTGTAACAGAAAGAAAATTAAGAGCACAATGGTCTCCTGAAATGGCACAAGACGTTGCTGCATTCCACAACATCGATGCTGAAGCTGAATTAACAGCTTTATTATCTGAGCAAGTTGCGGCTGAAATCGACCGTGAAATCTTAAGAGATTTACGTAAAGGTGCAGCATGGAACTTACGTTGGGATTACAATGGTTGGAAACGTTTAGGGTCTTCTGCAGTTCCTTACACTCAAAAAGACTGGAACCAAACGCTTATCACAGCGATTAACCAAATCTCTGCTCAAATCCACAAATCTACATTAAGAGGTGGGGCTAACTGGATTGTAGTTTCTTCTGAAATCTCAGCTATCTTTGACGATTTAGAATACTTCCACGTATCAAACGCTTCTCCTGAGCAAGACCAATACAACATGGGTATTGAAAGAGTTGGTACTCTTGCAGGACGTTACCAAGTTTACCGTGACCCTTACTTCCCACCAAACCAAGTGTTAATGGGACACAAAGGAACATCATTGTTAGACACAGGTTATATCTACGCACCATACGTACCATTACAATTAACTCCAACAATGTATAACCCATTCAACTTTACACCTATCAAAGGTATTATGACACGTTACGCTAAGAAAATGGTTAATAACCGTTTCTACGGACGTATCACAGTTGATGGTGTTAGAACATTCGACTTAAGAGAATTGAGATAATCAATATCTTATGATATACCAAAAAGAGGACAAATATTTGTCCTCTTTTTTTTTTATGAAGTATTTATAATAAAACAATAGAAATGATTAAACAAACTTGGAATATAAGTGAGGATGAAAAAAATAGAATTTTAAATCTTCATGAGAGTGAGACTAAAAGAATGTACTTATCAGAACAAAATGAATCTGAAGATTTATCTTACTATGAAATAGATGGAACTGGATTAAAATTTAAAATTATTAATGGTAAATTATATTATACTGAGGTTGATAAAAATAAGGTGTTGAGACCTAGATATTTTATGAATGGTGATGTTGCCGATTTTAAAGTTAATCCAAACACCAAACCCTACAAATTAGTGATGCCAAATAAAGGATTTGAAAATAGTCTTTTAATTACAGACCAAAACTGGCAGGATATAGATACCGCTCCGAATGCTAAACCTTCTAATTATAATAATGTTGATTTCCTATTTATTGCTCTTGTGCCAGATTACAAACCAATTGGAACTGCAAACCCAAAAATGATTGGTAGACCAACAGTTTTTGGTGCCAGTATACTACAAACAGACATAGAAACATTAAAAAGGAATGGTTTAACAAAATCCGAGGATGGTTCAATATCTCCACTCACATATGTCAAAAGGGGTGGTAATGGGGTTTATGTAAAATTATACCCTTCAGCTTCTCATACTTCGTATTATTCAGGGAAACCAAACCCAACACCGGACCCAATACCGGACCCAACACCATTTGAATTAAATATTGAAAGTCCATTTGAATTTAATTCGATAGACTTAACTCCGGAAGCTCAAATAGAATTTAAGAATTTTATCAAATCAATTAAAACTAATTATTCTGATGTTACAGGAGATGTACAAGTAACGTGTTCAGCATCTATTGATGAGGACCCTCAAGGGTTAGTTGCGTCAGGTAAAACAAGAAAGGCATATAATATGGAGTTATCTAGAAAAAGAGCTCGTTCAATAGTAATGGAACTTTTAAAAGAATTACCTGAGAGTAAATTAAATTTTATACCTAATGGTATTGGTGAAACAGACCAATTTGCTAAGGGTAAAAAATGGCCTGATGTAAAAGATAAAAATCAAACGGCACCTAATAGAAGATTAATAATTAAACTTCCACAAATAATGAAACAACAATAAAAAAAAGGGTCTTAATGACCCTTTTTTTTATTAAAATACCTTAATATTAATAATTTTTTTATCAACATAATCATCAAAACAATAAGACATAACGTATTTGTTAGGACCTGGTAAATTCCCTTCGTAAAAAAATGAATTTATAGTGACCACACCAGTTTCCTTGTATAAAACATAAACATAGGCTGTGTGAGAGTACTTGTCGTGTAATTCTAAGTTTAAATCAAACTCTTCAAAAAATTTAACATTAGTTAAATTAGTGGTATCTATTTTATAGTTATCCATTAATTTTTTAACTGATATGGAATCACGTTTCCATAAATCGTTTAATTCATA